CTTTTGCTGCGTGCCAAATTCTAAAGTGCGCCCAGCTGTTGCTAAATTCTAATGTTGCATACTGCTCTGCAAAAGTGCCAACCACATGCTTACAATCAAAGATGTAACACAGCTGACTAATCTCACCAATCAGCTTGACCACCTCTGGCTCGGCACCTGATTGCATTTCTACCGACGCGCGATGGCGCTTTGCTGTATCCCATTTATCAACCGCCGAAATGCTGACGCCTTTGTATTCTGCTAGTTGTTTATTTGTTGTCATTCTTATTCCTTAGCCAGTGACCGACTGGCGGCGGGTTGGTTATTTAACCCAAGCTGTCCGGTTTAGCTCTACGGCTGCAATCTGGTTGTTAAGGTCCGCCAGCGCTTCATTCAGCTTGCTTGCGTAAAAGTCCAAAGCCTCTTGCTCAGAGTAGAAAAACCACTGGCTGTTGCGCTCCATTACGCTTTTGTGGTGGCAGGTGCGCACTGCTTTGCCGTATGAATTCACGCAAGTAGTCACTGAGCGATCAGTCTCTGCCGAGGCAGTTTGTTTCTCTATTGGGCTGCTGTGTGGGTAGTGCCGTATCGTACAGTGTTTGCTGAATCGCACGAACCATACATCGCACGGAAATTCTCTTTCTTGCATCATGTCATCCTCACTCACCGGCACCATGCCGCTGTTCATGAGTTAACTATAGCAGCATGGTGGTGTAGTGCAAGTAATTAATTTGTGGTCAGACCAGCGAGCTTGCGTATGGCTTTGCCAGGTCTTTTTTATTGAGAACTCTGAAAGCAAACCCAGCAAGACTTCTGCCGGTAAATGGGCAGTCATCTTCAATCTGGCCTAGCGTCACATTGTTTTTTAACCAGGTTGATTCTGATCCAACTGTTTTTCCGGCCATTGAGTTGTTCGGAACATAACAGCCGCCAAGTTTTTGCCACTGCTTCCAGGTTAACTCTCTTCCTTTTTCGCTCAATTGATAAACCATATCTCCCCCATTAAGTAGCGCCGCGTGGGCGCTGGTTGTTGTTATTTAGCTGATTTGTATTTGCGCACTAACTCAACAAGCGCGGCTGGCAGCACTGATTCATCCATTTGGCAAACAAGCTCCATTGCGCTGACATAATCGGATTTTGTAAATGGGTTAAGGTCTGATGCTGAAACTTTACGCCGGCCAGACTCTTTTGCCTGCTTAACTGCATCTGCTAATTTTTCAGGGGCAGAGCCACCAGACTTTCTTAGCGCGTTTACAACAACTGATGCGCCAATCTGCCCATCTTGAACAGCTGTGATAACAGAATCACCAGCAGTCAGTAGCAGCAAGTGCGAATCAACATCTGCACGGCTGCGCTTTACCTTCTCTGCGATTTCGGCGGCGTCAAGGCCAAAACCTTTCAGGCGCTGATATGCTTTAGCCCTTTCAACTGCAGTCAGATTCTTGCCTTGGCTGCTAGTGACCATCATTGCAACAACGTCAGCATCAGTGCCGTGAAAATCTTTACACTCAAGTCGAGCTACGCCAGCCAGCTTTGCCGCTTCGAACCTGTGGTGCCCGTCAATAATCTTGAAGCCGGCCGGAGTTGTTTTGCCAACAACCGCGGGGATTGGCTGACCAGATTCAAATGCAAGTCGCAGTGACTCGATATGCTCTTGGTCCAGCTCTCGCACGTTGAACCCTTGCTCCGCGTAAATCAGGCCAATATCTACCAAGAATGTCTTATTAACCTTAATCCCGCTGTCTTTGCCGCCTTTTTCGTAGCTGCTACCTAATGTCGTACCTTTAAACATTTTTCATCCTCTAGCGCCATTTCTGGCGCGGTTTTGTTGGTTATTACATGCAGTGCAGTAAGCGCTGGCAGTGCAGGGCGATTGGGGCAAATGGAATGTCAGCATCGAAATCAATCGGCGGCTCCATCGGTCCGCGATTCTGCTGCGGAACATTACCTATTGCTCCAGTTGGTTGATTGCCATACTGCGGCTGATAACCCTGCTGCGGAGCTTGCCTGGCTGGCTGTGCTGGTTGTTGCGGCGCCTGTTGCTGAGGCGCGGATTGTTGATTGCCGCCAAGCAAAGTTACCTTCTGCGCATTCAATTTCATCTTGGCGCCAGCACTGCCATCTTTAGCTGTGTACTGCTCAAGCTCAACCTCGCCAGCTACTGCAACAGCTGAGCCTTTCTTGATGTACTGCGCCAAAGCCTCAGCCTGCTTTCCCCATAGCGTGCAATCAAACCAAGTAGACAGATATTTGCCATCTGTGCCTTTCTTGCTTGATTTTACAGCCACAGGAAAGCTCAGGACTGATTGCGAGCCGCTTTGTGTATTCACCTGGCGAAGTTCAGAATCTTTTCCTACGTTGCCAGCTATATTCAGTAAGTTCATTAATTGCCTCTCTGTTGTTTTAAATAATTCCAATGGTCGCCAAACTTAACGCCTAACAAGCTAAGTGCGGCGTCCATATCTTCGATAAACTGCGGAACCGCATCGCGCAAAGTTGCTTGGTCAGCATCTGACTTTTCAGTGACTGAGTAATGCAGATTATTGCAAAGCACCATGCGTGGGTCGAACTGGCAGAAAATATGCTCATCTGCCTGAGTTGCGAATAGCTGAAACTGTGCCTGCCACTTCCACGATTTCTTGTTGCCGCCAAATGCTGCAAACTTGATGTAGTTTTCACCGTTGAATGGTGACTTTATCTCAATGATGGTATTGCCGAAAACGCCATCAGGAGACACGCCAACGCGTAAAGAGTCATCCATATACATGAATGGCAGCTCTTTGATTTCAACGAATCCTAGAGCTACTGAGAGCGCATCTCGTGCAGCTGGCTCGTATAGGTTGCCATGCTCAAGCTGCTTGAATGGCAATTCATCAGGCAAAGTGCATGAGCAAATCTGACTGATTAAACTTGCCATGTAGCTTTGCCTGCCTTCTGAGTCACGCTTGGCAACAATCTTATCTGCATTGCTGGCAGACAAAACGCCGAGTTTCAAAACGTGCCAATCAGCTGATTTCTGCTCAACCACTGACGGATCAAACCCAAATACAGGCTCAAGTGATTTTAGTTGCGCTATTGCGCGGTCGTATAGGCTCATTTCTTCGCCTTAAGCGCTTTAATCGCTGCCTGAGCTTGTTGCTCGGTTAAGTCACAGATTGCATTCACTTTGAGCCAAGCCAGCATCTTTGGCTTTTTGTCATCGTCTAATGCGTTGTAGTGGTCAGTTAGCCATGCTTCTGATTCAATCGTGATTTGCTCATCTTTTTTCTGTGGCAAGCGACCATCCATATCAATATCTGCAGTGGTGATACCAAGCGCGCCAATCAGCGTATAGCGCATCAAATACTGAACTGTACTGCCAATAGCCTGAATTGCGTTTTTGCTGCCAGATGTGTCTGGGTTGGCTTTCATTGTGGTTGATTCGCTGTGGCCGTCATTGTGACTGACAACGCAAGTAACCTGGATTCCTGAGTCGTGGTTTTGCTCAAATCGATAGCTCAAGCCATTCGATGCCAGAACATCGCGAATCTGCGTAACGATGTCAGACAGTGGGGCGTACAGGTAGTTATGCCCTTGCTTGGCTTTCATGATGTCAGGGCAGTTGCGCTGAAAAGATGACATTGCAGCTAAGAAAGACTTTTTGGCTTCCTGCGCATTCCACCGCTCTTGCAGAGCCATCAGCTTTTCCAGCTTTTCAATGTCAGCGTTATTGCTGATAGCCATTTCAATCAGGCGCATTGGCTGGCTGACTAAGCCTGTTTGCTGCGGCTCTTTTTCTATTGTGATTAGCTCACTCATTTCCATCCCCTTGTTAGTTGGTATTGACATTATCGTATTAAGCAAATACCATTGTCAACATCTTAATGTGAAAATACAAATGAGGTTAAAATGCTGACACTGGACCAGATAAAGAAGAAATTAGAGGTCTGCAACCTGCAGGCTGTCGCTGAAGCTACAAAGCTGCACCCTAATACCATTTACAAGCTAATGAAGCCTAACAGCAATCCGGCTTATCATACCGTAAAGGTGTTGTCTGAATATTTCGAGAACTGGAGCGCCTAGCATGCATTGGTTTAAGCACGACTCAGATGCAAGTCAAGACGCAAAACTGCAAAACGTTTTGCTTGATTATGGCTTAGAAGGTTACGGGCTTTACTGGTATTGCCTGGAGTTGATCGTAGGGAAAATTGACGTTGATAACATCACTTTCGAGCTTGAGCACGACGCTCGAATAATTGCGAGAAACACTGGAAGCACGGCGCAAAAGGTCGAAGAGATGATGCGCTATTTTGTTTCTCAAGGTCTTTTTGAAAGCAGCGCGTCAGGCAATGTAACATGCATGAAGTTGGCGAAAAGGCTAGATAAATCAATGACAAGCAATATTAAAATGCGTGAATTGATAGATAAAATCAGAGGGAAAAATCATGACGCTATCATGATAAGTCATGATGCAGGCATGATTAATCCTGATGGAGTCATGCAAGATAAGATAAGAATAGATAAGAAAAGAGAAAATAATCTTGTCGATTCTGTCGAATCGCCGGATATGGTCAGCAAGAAGAAAAAACCAAAACCATCAGCATTTGATGATTTAAAGGTGACTTACCAAGAAAGGGCCTTTAACGTTTTCTGGTCAGAGGTTGAGCGTAAAAAGGTCGGCAAAGCTGACGCGCTAAAAGCGTTCACTGAACTGACAAGAGACTGCAACGAAGAGAAAACAGACTTTGCACTAAACGTTATTTGCCACTGGTACGAGTTGTATTTGCAGGAAGATGAATCAAGATTGCTTCCTGAAAACAAAAAGTACCTGAAAGGCGCTGGCGCTTGGATGAGGGAAAAGCCGTGGCAGGCAGACAAGGATGCTTTAGCTAAATTCAAAAAAGAATATTACGGGGAGTCAGATGAAAGCTAATCCACAAACTGAAGTTTACTTAATCGGCGCAATGTTTCAAAACCCTGCATCAGATGCGGCGCTAGAGGCAATCGAACTTGTTCGCGTTAGCCATTTCACTGATGAACGCAACCAGATGGCGTGGCAAGCAATCACTGACATGA